CCGCTGCGCTGCCCTTGTAGCCTGCCGCTGCGCTGCCCTTGTTGCCTGCCGCTGCGCTTTCTTTATCTCCGGCTACTCTTCCATTTGCCGGGTTGCAGCGCGCTGATACATACTCAAAATGTGCTTTGCATAACCCCGCCACATCCAGTTTTGCGCCAATTTTGATTGTCTTAGCGCAAACCTTAGTGTCATCACTATTCCGTTCTTCGCTTACGTCCTCCAATTCCACTTCACGATATATGATGTTTTTACCAGGTGCGTAATAACCAAATACATCCAACGGGTTTTCACAGGCGTGAAACCCTCTCTTACACAGTTCAGCTTCGTCTTCGTGATATGTCTTGCCCTCTTCAAACTGGAAGCCGCGGCACTGCATGTTTTTATCAAAGCCCTTGTATGCTTTCATTTGACATTCTCCTTATTTGAAAATTGCTTATTTCATTTCCTCCGGCGTAATCAATCGATAAAAACTCTTATTACATACACTGATACATCCATCTGCATAAATCACTATTCCGCCAGTTTGTTTCTGCACTGTGCCGCCGTCCCAGACTTCCTGCACTGTGCCGTCCCAGACTTCCTGCACTGTGCCGCCGTCCAAGACTTTCTGCACTGTGCCGCCGCCCCGGACTGCCTGTACTGTGCCGCCGTCCCAGACTGCCTGTACTGTGCCGCCGGCCCGGACTGCCTGTACTGTGCCGCCGTCCCAGACTGCCTGCACTGTGCCGCCCCGGACTTCCTGCACTGTGCCTTTTACGATTCCCGTATTACAATTCACCAGCACAACAAATTCGCCCTGTTTTACTTCCGGCACATCTTGCCCAACCAGAATGTGCTTTACCGCCCACGCCTTTAAGGCATCAAAGCAGCGCGGCTTGTCTACCTCTTCTACATACCATTCCGGCAAATAGTCCTGGTCTACCTTGTATTCCCACTTATCAATGGGGACTGTCAAATCATCATCCGGCGGCGTAATTTCTACCCGCACAAAATTTTCGCGCATGGGGCCGTGCTCCATGCCGGTTTCATTTATCATGTCCTCGTGACTGTCGTAATTCGGGCAGAACACTTTATCCTTTAACAGCAACATGCTTTTAAACATACACATTTGACATTCTCCTTATTTGATGCTATCCTCTAGATAGTGTGATTTTTCATGCTGCCCTTGTTGGAGGTTCCGGCTCCAGCAGGGCTTTTTCTTTTCTCCGCCTCTGTCAGCAGGCGGTATACGCACGTTTCAAGCCAGTGCTGCACCGTGCCATATCCACATGTGATAACTGCCGCCCGTATCTGTTCCCGGCGCTCCACCGGAAGCCGGTGAGAAATGCGTGCACAGGGCTTGTGCCTGTCGCCTGTCCGTTTACCCTGCTTGCCCGTCAAAACGCCCTCTGGCGCGGTTGCAACCGCCTCTATGGCCGCTTGCGCCTCGTCCAGTCTGCGCACTCCGTATTTCTTCGGGTTTTCGCACTTGCTGTCCAGGCTTTTGTCATATCCTTTATATCCGGCCTCGCGCACAATGCGCACCCTATCTTTCTGTTTCATTTTGCCTCGCCTCCATTTCTGCCGCTTCTTCCTCCACGTCCTCGCGTGCACGTCCAATCTCACGCTGTGCCGTGCGCAGTGCCTTTTCTTCCCCAGCCCGCAGCGTGTATACCTTGCCGTTTACCTCCAGCTGCATCACGTCCACCGTGGCGTCAAACAGCAACCGCACACTTGCGGCATAGCTGGCCCGGCTCTCTGCTATCTCCATTGCGCTGCGCACCATATCCATCATCTGCTCATGCTCTTTTGTCACGTCTTACACCTCTTTTCTTTGGCTTGTAGGGCGTGCCCTCGTGCTTGTAACACTCTGCCGCAGGCATGCCCCGCAGGTTCCCTGTTTCAATGCAGTAGTGGCAGGCGCGTATGCACTGTTTTCCATGCCCCATTGCACGCCAGTATTCACATCCCCGGCACTCAACCGCGCCCGGCTCTATCTTTCTTCGCTTCTCCATATCAGCCAAACAACGCCTCCCAAACCAACAAACACCATCAGCGCCGCCACCCATCCCGCAGGGCATCCGTCTATCGCGCCGCCCAGCGCCGCAATCATAAGTACAATCGCCGCCACAAGGCAAAAGTCCTTCCAAAACTGTTTCATGCTCCATGCCTCTCCCTTGCCGCTTCAGGTGTCGTTACCACCTGGGGCGGCTTTTCTTTTTACCGGCCTCATGCTGTCTCCGTGAAATAGTCCGCCCATTCAGTGCGGGGGATGTCCAGCACTGCGGCCAGCTTTGCAGCATCTTCGAAATTGAACGGCTCATGACCGTTTATCCGAAGCACTAAATATGTCTTGCTCCGCCCTACTATCCGGGCCGCGTCGTCCTGCGTCAGCTCTTTTTCAAACAAAAGATTCTTCAGCTCCGGTCCTATTTATCGGACTTATTGCGCGGTATCATTGGGTAAGTCCAGAATTTTCCTGATGCTGGCCACAATTTTGGGTGTGGAAATATTGCCGACAATGATTTTATACAGATAGCTACTGTCAAAATACAATCCGGTGTCCTTTCTTACTTGCGTAATAAGCCATTCCTGGTTCTTGTCAATGTCCACAAGTTTCTTTTTGATTTCCTTACCGAATGTACAAAGTTTTGCCATTAAGAAAAAACGCCTCCTTTCTTTATTGACAGTTACCGAAATTGTAATAAAATTATCTTGCGCCACAATTCAGTTACCATTTTCGGAAACCCTATGCTTCCATTATAACCGTTTTCGGTAAAATTGCAAGGGGTTTATTCTTGATTTCGGTAATTTGTCAGTATGCACAATTAGTAGGCCCTTGCAATGTACAACATGTATGAAACGCTCAAAAAGTTATGCGAATCTAAAAACATTACGATTTTTTATCAAGCCTATTCTCTATACCGAGGCATACAAAGAAAGCCCCCGGCGCTATATGCACCGGGGGCCTGTATTATTTCTTCAGCATATTATTTTCTTACTTATCGGCCTGCTTTTTGTAGTTGTAGTTGCTAATTCCCAGCACCACACCAAGGAAAGTCGTTACCGCCGTACAGGTAGAAACAATCTGTTCCCCAAGCGGAAAACCCCAAATCGCAGCAAGCGCAGAATACAGCGTGCCAAGCCCAGGAATGACAATCATCGTCACCCACTTCAAAATATCGTAAATCTTATTTGGAAATTTCATAATTTTCCATCCTTTCCATGATGCTCAATCAAAGTCAGCCGCATGTCATGCTCATCCAGCCTTTTATCCTGTTCTTCGTTATGTTCCCAAAGCCGCCGGTGGCTCTCTTTGGACGATTCCTTTTGTGCGTCAACATCTTTGCGCATTTGGTTCAACGTCACATTCAGGCTCGTAATATTGCCGTTCAGCTTTATCAGCGGCGCTGTCACCGTGGCCAACAATCCCGCCAGCGCAATAATAACGCCTACCACACCCCACTCGGTCATGTTATCCCTCCAGCGCCGCCTGTGCGGCCTTTATTTTGGCCTCTGCATGCTCTGCACGCTCTGTTGCGGCCTCGGCCTTTTCCTCGGCCTCCCGGGCCTGTTGCAACGCTGTGTCGCGCTCTGCTGTCATGCTGGCCAGGCTGTTGCGCAAAGCCTGTGCCTCGGCCTTGCTCGCTTCCAGCTCCGCGCGCAGCGCCTCGATGTCATCCCCCGCGGGCTTGTCCGGTTCTGCAGGTTCCTCCGGCGTCTCTATGTACTCTGAGAACTGCCAGCCCAGCCCCTGCTCATAGCTATATTTTTTGAGCAGTATTTGGTCGCCGTTGCTGAGAGGCCCCACCGTCACCAGGCCATCCCGCGTCACAATGGCAGTGTCGGGGTCAAGCCCGCTGTCCCTCACCCACTGGGTAAGATAATAGCTGATGTCGCCGCCCGTGAGGTTGCCGCCATCGGCCCCGGTGATAGCCACAATGCAGCTGCGGCCGGGCGTTACGGCTTCAAAACTCATTTCGCTTTCCTCCGTTTCTGTAACACCGTATGTGCCAACTGCATTTGAGAATCCCATGTACTGCGCGGGGTTCAGCCCCCTGCCCGAGGCCGTGGCCCGCACCTCGAAGTGGCAGTGCGCATAGGGCGGGCTGGCCAGCGCCGCGTTGCCGGTGTTGCCCATTACGGCCAGCGCGTCGCCCGTTTTCACCCGCTGGCCCACGGCCGCAAGGTTTTTGGCGTTGTGGCAGAAGTATAAATAGTTCACCGCGTCCGGCGTTTGGTTTGCGTCCAGCTTCACGCACACATACCAGCCCCATTCCCACGTGGGGTTTCCGGTGCTTTGCGCCACCCTGCGCGCCGTTACCACCGTGCCGGAAATGACATGGCGCCCTGCGCCCAGCCCATAGCCGGGCATGCGGATGGTGGTGTCATCCAGCCCTTCCACGTCTGCGCCGCCGTGCCACGTTTTGCCCCCGCCGCGCGTGTAGCCCCATCGGGCATAGCCATAGCGGATGCGGTTGCGCCCGTGGAAGAGCAGCATTTCATCCTGTGCCATATTTTTTGCCTCCTTAAAATAAAAAGATGTGCTTTCACCCCCATCATCGCGCGCAAGGCTTCCATTGTGGCTTGTACTTCCATATTCGTCTTGCGTAATGCGCAAGTGCGTGCCTGGGAATAACACTTTTTGTGCCATATTTTTGCCTCCGTTATTCTGATGTTTTGGTGTATTTTATGAGCAAATTATATTTGTATATCTTCCAATTAGATACACTCATATTAATCCTATTTCCCCCACGGGAAAAAAAAGTAAAAGAATACAAAGTGGAATTTCCGTAAGCGTTAATAGGCAATCCTGGATTGGTGTCTGGTGAGTCTGAAATAAGACCACTCATTTCAATCATCGTATCTATTCCGGCAACTGAAATATTTGCACTGGTCGCACCATTCTCGTTTCCTGTTAAAACTTTCCGGTAAATTTTCTTGCCGTCAATCCAATACTCACCCGTCCACTGTTCTGTGGTGCTGTAAGTCCGCTGGCTTTTGGACGGCAAATTATCCATTACAAATCCATGTGCCATTTGTCACCCCTCCTGTAATTTGGTCTGCACTTCCGCCCGCCAGTGCTCCGGCACATCCTCCAGCGTCATGCGGCCCATCCGAATTTGTAAGACGTAAAACTGCACCATGTCATGCGCCTCCTATCATGCCCGCAAGCTCGATTATAGCCGCCTCCGCCGCATCCAGCCGTTGACTTTCCGTGGGCGGCGGGTTAAGCTCGGCCTGTGTGTAGGCGTGGTAATACTGGCAGGGCTCGGTGATGTCCCTTGCTGGCACAAGGCGGCGCAGGCCGTCCGTGCCCTGCATCATCTCATAGTGCGCCGGTTCCGTGCCCACCACGCGCACGCCGTCATACACATATCCTGAGGACAGGTCAGGGTTTGTTATTTCAGCGCCGGTCAGTTCGTCATAAATTTTCACGACTGCTCACCTACCTTGCCGTAGTAATAAATGTCTGCATCCGCTGTAGGCTTTTCCCATACTTTCAGCGTCACCTCGCCCAGCCCCGGCGTGGAGGTGCCGCCGTTGATGGCGCCGCACACCTCGGCCAGCGCCTCATCCGTAGCCTGCACGCCCGTAGGCAGATGCATGGGCGGGCCAAGCTGCATGCTGTCCGTCACTGCCGGGCCGCCGTCATAGGGCGTCAGCGCCACCGTCTGCGTCCACCCTGCCTCAGCGCTGCCGGTCCACGCATCCACTTGCGGCGTGCATTTGTATGTGTAAAATAAAACCTTATCAATGGTTTTCTCTGCAGCGTGGTCATACACAGCACTTGTCACGCTGTGCACATAGGCGTCTTGTCCGTCTGATGTTTGGCCCCATATGGTTTGTTCGGGTTGTTGCCCTGGGGTGCCGTCATCCATTCTGTAGCGCATTACGTTATTGGGCACGGTGCCACCGCCGACAAAGTACAGGATGGTATCTGCCCACAGGCACATTACTTTGGCATTGGCTGCGAAAAAAGCATTCGGCAGGGAATCACCATTGGAAAGCTTTGCTGCCACAGCACGGCCCGCAATGCGGAATGTGTCCCCTGTTGCATAGGCTGCATTTGGCACAATGACAAATTGATTTGAATTTGGCAAATCAATATCAAAATAGTTTTGCTCTTTCGTTGCCGATACGGTAGGCACTCCACTGGATATAGCCGAAAACCTTGCATCTGCCTCTGTCTTTGTATAGTAATTTGACAGATCAATATTGCCGTGGCTGTCTACCCAATCACCGGTATCTGTATCCCAAACCCAGATAGTGTCAGTGCTTCCGACGATTGCCCAGTTGCCAGCTTGTCCGGTAGGATGAGCAGCGCGCAGCGCATCCGGCGTCTCATAGTATCCTACACCGCCCTGTGCCACCTGCTGTGCAATCTGTGCATAGTATTTGGCGTTGTCGGTGTCCTCGCCCTCACGCGTACCAGTACCGCCTACGGCCCAGCTCTGTGCCAGCGTAGCGCTGTTTGCGGCGTTCTGCGCCTGCTGCGGGGCATTTTTGATAGCCTCTATGTTTTCTGACACTGCGTTGATAGCGTCAAGGTTATCTGTGACGATTTTTGAGGCAGCTTCCACCTCTTCCAAAATTTCCTGGATGGTTTTAAACTCATCTGTACTTTCAATGGAGTTTTCCGGCACGGGGTCTGCTGCTACGCAAATCACAAACGTAGCAGTAGAAAGCACATTGCTCCCCTGTGTTACTTCAATTTCTGCCGGGCACTCTCCCGCCACGGCAAGCATCTGCTGTGTGAGTACAATAAGCGCGTATGTACCAGATGCTTCCAGCGCAGGATTATATACATAGGTGCCATCTGGTTTTGCCATGCGCACATTGACATCAAACCCGCTTTGCACCGTGTAGGGCTGCCCATTGGCATACAGATTGGCCTTGATGATACGCATGTTGTTGTCATACTGCTTGGCGTAGACACGGGGCGGCACATCCGGCGTGGCAAAATCTATTTTGATTTCCTGCTGGATTTGATAATTTTCCATTTTGTCCTCCTTTATCGCCGCAAAGAACATTCTGAACGAAGGTATGCGCCTGTTGGCGTAGCCTTTCGTGGTAGGGCGGGACACGCCCAAACCTAACGCTCGGGGAGACCATGTAAGACCTGCTTGCAGGCAACGGTCAGCGAACCGAGAATCCCCTGGCTTTAGCCATGTGGAGTGTCAAGCTCTGGATGCTAATGCCCAGCATGTGCCGCCGTCAGACGTTGGCACCCGTATCCAGTCCACCGTGAGCAAGTTTTGATTCGGGCTCGGACGGATTTGGGCACTATTAAGATAGAGAGGGCCGTTAATATCAACATATCCCCCTATTTCAGCCCCACCTTTGGCACTTAGTAATTCATTTACAGACATACCGCCACCAATAGAGGCTCCTTGGTCGGTATCAATCGTTCCAGCCTTAATTTGCCCAGAAAAATTCCCTTTTCCGTCTGAACCTACCTCAAGATAATTTGGTTGAAACTGAGATAATCGGGCACCATCTTTGAGATTTCCCTCTTCATCGGTACTTCCGCTGAAAACTTGAAAAAGGCCTATACTGTTCCCCTCCGAATTGTCCGTTACATAAGTGCGGGCACGATAATTGGCCCCATCTTTCCAGAGCATTGACGCCGCCCACCCTTCCATTGAGTAGGTGCCAGAATTGCTTACAAGATGGTCGGCAATCAGGTTTATTACCTTTACAAGTGCCGCATTCAGCGTGCCCGCCGTCATAAAGTCGGCATACAGCCCTTGCTCCAGCGTGGCCGCCACAGTAAACGGGCCGTTATATCCATTCTTGGATGCGCCCCAGCCCTCATAGTTAAAGCGCCACACTTTTTTTGCGAGCGCAGGGTCGGGGTTGTCCGCAATATAGAGCGTGTCCGGCTCTCCGTCGTTGTTGGTGTCAAGCAGTCTCACAGCGCCGCCCTTGGCTCCAAGAATGGTTGAGGTAATGCCCTGTGCAATGCTTTCCACATCGCTTGCCGTGGGGCGTTTCTTTATTTCCTGCTGCTGCCCGGCGATAGTGTCGGCAATATTTGTGCGGGCGTCTCCAATCTCAACGCTGTTATAGCGTTCCAGCAAAACATCCGTCTCTATTTTTACGATTTCGGCCTTTGCATCCACGCCCAAAGCCTCAAACTGTATCGTTACAGTGTCGCACAGGTCGCACTTTTCAAGCAGGGCAAGGTCTTTGTATTCCTCTGTCTGTTCAAGCTGCACAAAGCCGGCCTTGATACTCACAGTAGGCACGCCGATTTTGTTTGCCTGCACATACTGTTCTGCGCGTTCCTGCAGCTGCTGCGGTGTAGGCTGTTCCTCGAAATCCTGCGAAAAGTCTACTGGCACAACGCGGGTAAAATCATATGTTCCGGGCGCAGGCACTACCTTTGGCTCACATGTCACAAGCGTATCATCCGAGCCTTTCCAGTAGGGATATATGCCGGTTGCAACATTGGAAATATTGCGGTCTTGCTCAATGTCTGTAAGGTTTTTGCCGTATCGAATAACCACACCATTATCCTGCCCGCGCTGGCCGTGCAGCTTGACGGTGTATTTGTCCCACTCGTATTCGCCGCCGTACACATCCAAAATACTGCCGGTTTGCCCACCGAGGACGGCACGCGTCGCACTTGGGATATTCACAGAAAACTGTGCCACGGTATCTTTGTCCGTCCAAAACATAAACGGGCTATCCACCGCCGCATTGCTTTGCAGCCCGGCCATGGCATCAGGCGCATTCGCGGCGGTAAACGGGTTCAGAGGCACGCCGGAAAGGTCATAGGTAAGATGCTGGGCGTATACTGTCACAATGCCATTCATGGGTTTTGTAATGCGGTAAACGCGGAAAGGCTGCGGAAGGCGGTACGGGCTGGGGATGGCATAGATGATGCACCTGTCTGTGATGTCCTCAAAATGTATTCCGCTCATGGGATATTGCATTGTCAGCTCAAACATACCGTTGCGCTCTTCGGTCGCGATGCAGGAAATCGCATCTGTAAGCGCGCCAAGCCCTTGTGTGTCAAACTGTGTTTCGGTCGCTGAGAAAAGAATAGGTATCAAAGCATCCACCACCTTGGCGTTATATTCACAGCGGTAATGCCGCCGCTGTAAGAAATCAGGCTTTCCCCATGCTCCAGCACGGGGAAGCCCCCTGAGATTGATATACTGTTGTTTTTGTTTGTGGTGCCGTCGTAGGCGTTCTGCACCTCACTGTCCAGCATAAGATTTCCTGCCATTCCTGTAATATTTACTGTGCTCTTGCCCACGACAAGCTGCCCATCCCCTGTGCCTGTGATTTGGATAAGGGGCAATGCAGGCTGCCATGCGTTATACAGGCTTTGCCCGCTTTGTATCTTGATGGGGAACTCTCCAGATTTGAGAAACCTTTGTGGTTTGCAGTCAAATTCAATAGTGCATCGCCCGTACAGGTTCATCCAGTTATCAATGTCAATTGGGCCGGTAAACATTGCCATACGGTAGCTGTCCGGCCGGTAGCTATCTTCCAGTCTCTGATAGCCAAGCCCAGAGTGCAACCACTGGGCCAGATACCCCGCTGCCATGCTCATGCCTTGGAATTTGGCGTTGAAGTAGATTTCGTAAGTCTGTGTCACGTTGGAAAATGCGCCGGAATCAAAAACAAGCTCCCCGGAACGTCCGGGGATGGTCGTTTTTTCCACCACACGCTGTGCAACAGGATAGACAGGACATTGTTCAATCCCGATTTTATAATCCCGGCTATTTTGTCCAGAGAAGATAAAATATCCTCTCACCATGTGGCCTCCTTTCGCTCAGTCAAGGTCTGTATACGACGCATGACTAAATCCGCAATGTACTCCTCACTTTGTCCTTGGGCTGCATTTATGGTAATGGTAATAGGCCGTCCCAAAAGCGAATTTTTCTCATTCGCCGCAAGGGCGGGCTGCGCCGAATAAGCCTGCGGAGTGAATACCATTTGCCCTGTTACGCTTTGTAGTGCATCTGTCACACGCCATGCGTTGTCATTGATGCCGCGCGCCAGCCCGGCCATAAAGTCCGGCATCCAATTTTCATATTTCCGCAGCGGGCCAATATCTGGCTTTGAGAAATGCAGCCAGCTCGTGATGGTGTCGGCAATCCCTCTGACAGAATCTATAATTGCTCCGATTTTTGACTTGATTCCATCAATAAGCCCCTGAATAAAATCCTTACCCCATTGAAGTGCTTTCCCCGGAAGGGAGGTGATGAAATCAATAGCGGCCTGAAATCCGTTGACAATACCGTCTTTTATTTCTAACACTTTATCGACCACTGCATTTTTTAAGTTCACAAAAAACTGTATAATAGCCTGTGTTTGTTCCTGCACCCTCCGAACGGCATCTTGGAAAAATTGCTTTACTGCATCAATAAGCCATTTAAAGAAATCTATAATAGCCTGTGTTTGCTCTTGAACTCTCTTTACTGCATTGGAAAATACTTCTTTGATTTTTTCCCATACAGCACTTATTACGTTTCCGATTGCCTCAAACACCGCGTTCACAATGTTCCGAAAATCCTCGCTTGTGTTGTAGGCCGTGATAAACGCTGATACCAAACCCGCAATCACCGAAATAATTAGCATAATGGGATTGGCGTTCATCACCATGTTTAACGCATTTTGCGCCGCAGACACAGCATTAATGATACTTGTGACAGTTTTCCATGCCATAAATCCGGCGGCGATACCGGAAATGATGTTCATAATCAGGTTGCCGTTATTCATGATGAAATCCAGCATGGGCGAAAGCGTGTTGTTCCACAACTCCCCCAAGAACTTTGAAACGCTTTTAAAAGCACTGGTTACGGTTTCTTTGAATGCTGCCCAGTCGATGTTTGCAGTCAGGTCTTGGAATGCTTTGGAAATATTGTTGATGGTATCGGTCAGCAGTTCCATGCCGCCGCCCTCTGTCAGGGCCGCCGTGATAAAGTCAACGACATTTGCTTTCAGGTTGCCAAGTGCGCCCTCGATGGTGGCGGTAGATTCGGAAGCCTGTACAGCGGCATCGGTAAAGCCCAACTGCATAATTGCCTGGTTGAACTCATCGGCGGTGATTTCGCCATCTTCCATTGCCTCGCGGAAATTTCCGACATACGCGCCGTTTTCAAGCATGGCTTGCTGCAGAACACCGGATGCACCCGGTATGGCATCGGCCAGCTGGTTCCAGTTTTCGGTCGTCAGTTTGCCCGCGCCCGCCGTCTGCGTCAGTACCATCGCCACGCTCTTGAACGTATCGGCGTTGCCGCCCGCAACGGCGTTCAGGTTGCCTGCTGCCTCGGTCAGTTGCTCAAAGTTCGCAACGCCGTTCGCACCAAGCTGCGCGGTGGTGTTGGCAACCGTTTCCAGGTCATACACTGTACGCGCGGCGTAGTCCTGCATAGCGGAAGAAACCTCTGCAATGGTGCCGGAATCGAACCCGGCAAAATCCATCGTAGATTCAAACTTTGTCAGGCTGTCGGAGGCGTTCAGCGCCTCCCCGCCCAGGTTGCCCAGCTCTGATGTGATGGCGCTGAAAGCGTTCGCCAGCACATTGCCGACGAAAGAACCCTTGATGATGTCGCCCAAGCCACCAGCCTGTTTACCCACAGATTGCAGTTCGTTTCCGAAATCGTCTGCCTCTGCCGTTGCAGATTGCAACCGTTTTTCGTTTGTCTGCAAATCTTTGGAAAGGTCTTTGATTTCCCCAGACAGCTGTTTCGCGCTGCGGGAACCTTTGCCGAAAGATAATATGGCATTTGCGTACTCGCTTTTTAGCCGGTTCAACTCGTTTTTCTGCGAGCTTATCGTGTCATTAAGGCTTTCCAGCGGAGTTTTAACGCGCGTTACCTCGCTGGACAAATCCGAAAATTCGGCGTTCATCTTGTTCAGCACAGCGGTTGCGTTGAGGTAGTCGCTGCGTAGCTTTTGCACGCTCTGCTCCTGTCGGTCAAGCGCGCGGGCCGCCTTTGCTGCTTCTATGGATGTCTGCCCATGTTCCTTAATGGCCTTGACAAGCTCGTCATTCAGCTGCTGCGCTTTGTTCGATGCCTGCGTGTACTGGTCGCCAAGCAGCTGCACGCGCTGTTTCTGCACGTCGATTTGCTTGGATAGCACACCCATCTGTGCGTTCAGCTTCGATTGCGCGCTGTCGTTTTCGTCAAAAGCAGAGGTCACGGCCTTCATTTCAGCCGCCAGTGCCTTAGACTGCGATATGATGTTTTGGATGCTGCGGGTAAATTCCGCAGCGCCATTTAGTCCTATTCTTGGCCCGATATCTGTCGCCACGGTATCACCTCAAATTCAAAAATTCGTCAAGCGTATTGATTTCGTTTTTTTGTTCTGCTCCCGCCCGAATGGCCTCTTGGCTGTACAAGTCCATAATTTCACCGGGGGTATGAGCATACACCTCCGCAAGAGACAGGCCTTCATGCAGGCCTGTCCCGATTAGCCACGCCGTAGTGACTTTTACGGCGTGGCTTTTGCGTTTTTTCCTTTCGGGGGCTTCAGCTTAATAGTGGTTTTGTGGCCTCGCTTGATTTCGTCCATGATTTTCGGCTGCAAGTCCATTGCTTCGCCAGGGGTCAGCAGTCCCTTAATTTTTTCGGCATCGATGGCCGCAGGGCCCTCATACTTGCGGCCCATCAGCTCGCACTCACCGCGCGCGCGGATAACGCCGGCCTCAATGAGAATAGCGGCCAAGTCGCAGATGACCTCGAATGCCTCTTCATCGGACGCCTCTTTCATTTTTTCGCCGAACTCCATAAGTCCGCCAAATTTTTCATCCACCGCCTTGCGTGCGTGGACAGTGAAGCAGAACGGGAAATCCACGCCCATGATGTTCACAGTCATGCTGCCGCCTCCTTACGATCCGCTGACGCCCAGCACGGTTTTAAGGATGTTTTCTGCGGCGGCCTCGGTGGCCTGCGCCGCGTATACCTTTTTCCAGTTGTGGTCTGCGCTGTCATCTCGCATGATGGTCAACGTCAGTTCCTGGGTCTGCCAGTCGATTTGGTCTTCCTGCGTGTTCCACTCATCGCCGGGCACGCTCATCTTGCATTTGGTGAAAACCACAGGCTGCCAGGTGGTCACGCCGTTCAGCATCTTGCGGCGGATGCCGCCAAGCCCCAGGTACGGCGGGTTCATCCTGTCGCCGTAGGAATAGACTTCGACTTGGTCATCGCCAACGTTTTCTTCCGTAGCGGCGGGCAGGCCCAGGGCGAACTCAGCGACTTCATCTTCCATGCCGTCAATGGTTACAGTAGCGCTGGCAGAGGTCATGATTCCGGTTTCGCTTTCAGCGGCTTTATTGTCCGCAAAAAAGATATTGTCATCGGCGCTTTCCACCTCGATGCTCATAGACACGCCGCGCCCCAGCTTCATGCCTCCGGAATAGCTTACGGTTCCGCCGGATTCCGCGTATTTGCCGATATACGGCAGAGAAAAGCCAGTAGTAACTGCCATTTTTGTACTCCTTTCAAAAAAGATGACGTGGCCTCCCGGACGCGTCATAGAAACAGCGGATATTCCCGAAATGTCGGGATATATCCGCCCTACGTTATTTTTGCGGTATTTCCGCAATCTTCTTATCAATTATTTCACGCCCGGCGGCTTCGGCCTGTTTCCTGCTGGCGTTTACCGCCGGGCGAATGAACGGGGTCTTTTCACGATAGCTGCTGCCGCTTTCTGTCACGCGCGCAATCAAAGCGTTTGGCTGTCCCTGTGGGTATTTCTTTGTCTTTACGCTGTTGTACCCATCAAAACCGAGTTTCACATTGATGTATCCAGAATCATCCTGCATGGGCGACACGCCGAACCCCTCAAGCAATCCGTCTTTTTCCTTGTCGGAAAGATGGCTGTAGCCTTCCTTATAGGTGGCAATATTCTCCGAATTTGAGACGGTCGGCAACGCCTGGATTCCAGCGCGGACACTATCAGCAACAACTTTTGCCATTTCGTATACGGCTTCGCCGATGGCCTCATCGGTCACCGTGTCGATTTTTTGCAGGTACGCAATGTAGTTATCAAGCCCTTTGCCCACAATCCACTTTGCCATGCCTTACGCCTCCATAGGAACCTGCCACACCCATTCATAGTGATGAAATCCGGTTTCTTCCTCGTATTGCGTGCTATTGAGATACCACGCGATAACGCCGTCAGTGTCAAGCGCGGATTCAAAGGCAGCCGCCCAAGGGTCAAACTCCTGTTTTGTGTACAGGTCTGTCGTCCCCTCTACAGCCTTTTCGCCGTGCAGACCGTCCGCCTCAAAGTCGTTCCGGCTATCTTCCTGCCACACAAAATAGCGGTCGGATTTAAGCCGTTCACAATGGCTCACAGCGTCCGTCACTGCGATGTGCGCCGCTATGATTCTTTCGTACCATTTCACGGCGCGCTCACCTCGATTTTCTGCTCGATTTTCGCCAGCGTGATATCAAGGCTTGCCGGGTAGACGTCCGTGACGTTCTGCACCATGTCCACGCGAAACTGCCGCCCGTCTTCGGTCACGGCCACGTCCTGGTTTGTGATGCCGCCATAGCGCGGCACCCGCAAGACGCGTTCGATCTCGACTTGATTTTGCCGCCCGCTGTAATACCGCTGGATGCCGAGCCGCTGTTCCTCATACCGCAGCTTGCATTTCAGCGTAGTTTGCGGTTTTGGCTGGTAGCCCGGTTGCGCAACATCTTTGACGGTGTAGATAGCGACAACGCCGTCACCGTATCCTTGCGTTACAACCGCGTCAACCCTGGGCCGGAACGGTGTCTGTCTGGGCATTGGCGGCCACCTCCTCTTGCTGTGCGGTCAGGATCAGCGGCAAGAAGTTTACCTCGAACACGTCCAGGGCTTCACTCCATGCATACCGCACCCATTCAAGCAACAGCGTGCGCGGCATTCCATCCGCTTCATAATCAGGGCTGCCCCCGATTTTTAAGTCCAGGTATGCCGACCCGGAAGCGATAAGGCCGCAGACCTTTTCGTCTGTGGCCTCATCGCTCCATGTGACGTTGATGTAGTTTTTTACATCGTTCAGCAGTTGGGTCGGCACGTTGCCGCGCGCGATCATCAGGACAGCGTGGCCGTGACGGTCACGGTATAAGTCTGGTTCGCGGTGCCGTTGGCGGCAGTGACCTTGACCTTGACGGTGTTGGTGCCGTTCGCCCATTTAATGGCCGCACCGTTGCTGTAGGTGTCGGTTTCGTCCGTGTCATGGGTGTTGGTGATTTCGATAGTCGCGCCAGCGTCAGCGGGCACCGCCATGATGGTGTTGCTTGCGTTGGTCGTGCTGGCTGTATAGTTGAGAGTCGCAGCCGCGAACGCCGGGGACAGGGTCAGCGCACCCAGGCGCAGGCTTGCCAGGTCGTCATTGTCGGACGCGGCGGGCGGGGTCAGCGTGGTCACCTGCAGGGTCGCCGGGCGCAGATTGGAAATATTCAGGCGCAGGAATGCGTTGTTGTCCATCGGGAAGCCGTTGGCGTACAGCTTGATGAGATAGACGCGCTCATCCTCCGGGAAGCGGTAGTGGTCGCTGTACTCGATACGGCCTTCGCGCTGCATCCCGGCACCGGCAAAATACTTGTAGCCGATGCCGATAATGGCGTCGCCGCGGTCAGTCAGCGCGATGCTGGGAATGATGGTAATGGGGTAGGGGAGGATGTTGTTGCGGTAGGTGCCGTCGCCGCCCATGATGGTAGTGGCGGGCATGACAAGCTGGTAGTAGTCCTGCGGGTTGACAACGAGGATGACGTCACGCAGCGTGCGCGGTTTGCCAGCCGGGTCAACGGCCAGCATGGACAGCAGGTTGCCGATGGTAGCAGGGTCGAAAGAATCCACCTCGATCTGCGATTTCTCCGGGTACGCGCCGTCCGTCACGGAAACGCCCTCGCCGACCTGGCGGTTCATGCCGATGGGGCCGTCCTTGCCGTCACCGGTAACGCAGCCGACCTCAAGGCCGTTTGCCAGCGCCTCATACAGCACCTGGCGGACAAAGCTGTCCATCCACTCAGGGCCGAGCTCCAGCATGGCCTTGCAAACAGGAATGAACGCCGACAGTTTCTTGAGGGTCATGTCCACGACCGTGAAGCCCGCGAGCAGTTCCTGCACGATGGGGTCGCACAGCTTGCCCCACAGGGCGGACTGCTGGCCGTTCTGGCTCATCAGCATTTCGACCACACCGCCGGTCGGCAGGAACTGGATGTGAGACAGCAGCGGGTGGCTGGTCTGCAGTTCGTCAAACACGGCGTTCATGATGGTCTTGGGCATAGCCAGGTTAGCGTTGACCAGCGCCTGCTTGACGTCGGCGGCCTTCATGCACTCGGCCAGCTTCTGGTAGTAGTCGCGTTCCTTGCTGGTCAGCTGGCGGACGCCGCGCGCTGCCAGCACCTGAGTGTCGCGGCTCTCGCGCATATCGTCCAGCTTCTGGTCATACTCTTCACGGACGCCCTGCGCGATGGCCTCAAACATCTGGTCGAACGCCTCGCTGAACGCCTCGCTGTCGTTGTTCTTCAGCGCCTCCACCATTTTCTGGCGGGCTTCCTGCCGCGCCTGCTGCACGGTCATTTTCATGTCATTGCTTTTCATCTTTTTGCCTCCTTCAGATGATTTCTGCCAGGGCCTGCATCAAGGTTTTTTCGGCAGGCTCTTCTTTGGGTTTTTCTTCGGGTTGGGTTTCGGTTTTTTCTTCGGGCGGATTTAACACCCGCTGCATAATGGCCTTCTTCGCGTCCTGCGCAACAGGCAGGGCCGCGTCCTGCGTGATAGAGGTGGCGATGCCATAGTCCAGCGCCTGCGCGGGCGTCAGCCAGGTGTCCACCTTCATCAGCGCCCGCACCTCGTCGGCGGTCATGCCGGTACGGTCGACAAAAGCGTTGATGCCGATCTCGGTCATCATTTCCGCTTCATCCGCCGCCGCGCGCAGGTCGTCCGCGTTGCCGTCCACCGACACGTTGACTTGGTGCAGGAAATACGCCGAGAGGTTCGACGCGATTCTTTCATCGCCCGCCAGGAACGGGTATAGCGCCGCGCTTGCGACAAAGCCGTCACCGTAGCTCACCACTTTGGCCGGGTGCTGGCGCAAGGCGTTGTAGATCGCCCAGCCCTCCGACACCGAGCCGCCGTAGCTGTCGATATGTACGCGGATTTCGTCAACATCCAAATCTTTGATTTGCTGCACAAGGCTGTGCGCCGAAACATCGCCGTCAAACAGCGCGAACGGCACGATGTCACCGAAAATGTACAGGTCTGCCGCACGGTCGGCCTGCTGGATGGCGTAAAATTTTCTATTCTTCATTCTGTTCACCCCCTTCCAGTGCTCTTGTCTGTGTCCCCATCTCGGTTATGTTCAGCGTCATATAGTGGCGGTCAGCCCACTCTTCCGGGATGGGTTCCTGGTTCGCTGCCCGCAACACATCGTTCAGCGAGAAGATGCCGCTGCCCACTACCTTTTCGATGTTGGCCGCGTTCTCGAAGATGTCGAAATGGATAATGCTGCTGCTGTCCACGCGGACATAGCTTCCTTCCTGCCACGCCTCGTACCCGTATCGCTTGCGGTTGATCTCTTCCTGGATTTGGTCGCACAGTGGGTCGATAACATAGGTCAAGAACCGCTTGTTGGCGTCCGCCGTTCCTTCCACCGAGCCGTTGATGAGCACCGACGGAATGCCGAACGCCCGCGCGGTCATATTGAACACGTCCTCGACCAGTTTTCGGATTTCGTCAGACGTTGCACCGCTGCCGCCGCCAAATTCCTGCACCGTGTACTCGTATCCGTCAAACTCTGGCAAAATGCCGGTTGCGCTTTTCAGGTAAGGCGCAACTTCCTGCTGGATTCGTGCGGCCAGCGCTTCCTTGAACCCCTCTTTTTGCGATTCAATGGTAGCGATATGTAGCTTGAGATGCGCGCCATTGCGGGTCGTGTAAAACGTCTGCGCGGCGTTCAGCAGGTTTGCATAGCTGGCGGCCATTGCATTAAGCACCGGGCGGATGTCTTTTGCATTCAGCCGCAGGTGAATAACGTCATTTTCACGGAACGTCTTTGTGTAGCTCATTTCGCCCACTTGTACGTCCGTATACTCGTTTTGGCGTTGCGGGTATCCGCCGTTCATCGTCCAGCTATCGGCGCACGCCAGACCTTCAATGCCGGAGCGCGAGCGCGTTGAAATAATCAAGGCTTCGTTGGTCGTGTACAACTGCCAAATCACCTTATGCCAGAAATCCGTGCTGTTTTGGTTGGTGTTTGGCTCAACGTTAAGCATATAATATTCACGTTCGCGCACCTCTTTGCCTTGCCGGTAGGTACGGAACTCGCAGCGCCCGATGGCGTTCGCGATCATGTCCACGCACGCATGAAAACACAGGTCACGCACAAGGTAGTCTTGCGCCGCACAAAAGAGGTCGGCGCAATCTACAATGGTTGTTTTGGCCGTCTTTTCGACCAGCCATTTAAAAAAGTTTATTGCCATACTTCACCCCCTTTGCGGCAACAAAAAAAGCCTGTACTTTTCGGGCTATTCCGAAAAATACAGGCTCAATGGCTCACGAATATTTTGTTTTATGCAGGCTTCCAGACGGCGGCGTCTTTCGGCCAGGAACACTCCCCGCGCCAGTTGCAGCGCGTGCCGTCCGCCCTGCGCTGCTTGCATACCACAAACACGCCACGCGCGCCCGGCGCTACCGGGTGGATTTTCTTCCCGCATTTCGGGCAGCAAAACCAGACTTTGCCGTTGATTTCTTTCAGCATTTTTACCACCTATCCAAAACGGCCTTTCCCCGCGCAATGCACTGCACGAGGTCAGGATATTGTTTAGGGTCTGCCTGCAACACAATGGTGTTGTCGGCATAAAAATGTGCATCCTCTGCGCGACGGATCGCGGTCTCTGTGATCATCCGCTCCGCTGCTTGAAGAGCGACAACGACGGGCAAAAACAGGTTGGGGAGAACCGGCCCGTTTGGGCAGATCTCACTGTACGCATTGATATAATACCCCGCGCATGTTTCCATCCTCACTTGCGTCGGGGCCATGACATGCGCCAGGATGCAAGTTCCGATTGCGTAGGAGGTGCCCCTTGGGAAGTGCGTCTTGCAGATCTCGCTGGAAAGATACGCGGCCTCATTCCGCTGGATTCCCTTGGCCATCAGCTGCTTTTGGAAGGTCTTTCTTTTCATCTTTGAACACCATCCCTTTTCCGTCCACAGTGATCTTTGCACGGCGAAGATCTTTCATCGCGTTATCGACGCTATCCCGCAAAAGATTTTCAATCAGCTCCTCGATTTCCGTCCGGCTAAAATGCTCGGTATCCTCTGGGATTGCTACGTAGTGCGTAATATATGCTATTACGTAACCCGGATACAAGGGCTTCCCCTTTGGACCAAAACGATGCTGGAAGTCAACTGTCATTTTTGCACCTCAAAAATAAACGCCCCAACCGGCGGCAGGCTCACGGTCTGGCCGTTGCCCAAAACAGGCTCAACCACCATAGACGCCACAAGCGCCATAAACGGGTCTGTTTTCCGGCTCTTTGCCTCGATTTTGGCGTATACAAAATTCCCCGTGTCAACACCCGCCGCGCGGCTGCTGCGCACGCGCTTGGTGTTGTTCACCGCCCAGCGCAGGCACGGGTTGTTGCCCCAGTGGAACAGCTGCCGGTCAAAGCAGTTCTGAATCACCGGGTCGACCTGCATGATGTCGGACGGCCGCACCAGCTTCACCCGCGTTTTGTCGGACGCGTCAAACCCGATTTTTCGCAGGCTCTCGGCAAGCATCGTCCAGCGGAAATGGTCAAGCGCAAGGCAGCGGATGGAATACCGCCGGGCCGCGTCCGCAATGTACTGCGCTATCAAATCCGGCGATATGCTCACGTCCTGCACCACCGTCACGATTCCCTCGCGCGCCCATTCCTGCCAGGGCGCTTTCACGCGCGGCAGCGTTTTGGCCTGCGCGCAAATCCAGGCGTGGTTGATGTCAAACCGCTCCTCGCCGCGCCGGAAATGGATGTTAACCGCCGCCCAGTCGTTCAGCTCGGCGTAGTCAATGCCAACCGTGCAAGCGTCTCCGGTCAAGTCTGGAAGCGCCTTTTTTGTGGCAAGCACCTTTTCGTAGTCCGTAACAGAAACTTCCTTGAATCCCGCCCGGATACCCATGCGCTTTGTCAAAAAGTCACTGTTCTGTTCCGGGTGGTCGCACCAATCGCGGTATTCGTCCTCGATTTCTTGCAGCAAGTGTGGCATATACGCTAAGGAGGGATTCGCCATGTACCAGTTTTCAGGATCGTGTACCTGGTCCTTCGATTCGAGGCAGCAGATGAACGGCAAAAAACCATTGTCAGGTTTCCCCTCAAAAAGAATGCGGCGGCCCCGGGCCAGGTAGTCGTCCAGCGGTCCGTCGTTAACTTCACCATTGGAGGTGAAAATGCCAACCCGCGGCTGCGCCACCTTGCCCTGGCCCGTGATGAACACCTTGATGTTGTCATAGTTCTGATAGGCGTGGAACTCGTTGAAGATGGTCTTGCCAGATCGCATGCCGTCCCGGCCTTTGGGGTTGTTGGTGCGCCCCTTGATGCAGCCTTTGTTTTTTCTCCCCTGTACAACCTCTTTTGTGTGGTAATAGAAACGATTCAACTTTTGTTCCTGCCCCGGCGTTTCCAGCGTTTCAATGATGTCAATCACTGGGCGCATGGCCTGCTCCTCGTTGTTGGCGCAGATGTCCACATCGTAGTGCCCCACCGGGTTGTAAGGCGATACCGAGGCAAACGCATCAAAAGCGATGGTCCCGTCCTTGCCCGCGCCGCGCCCCAGCATGGAAAACAGCGTCTTCCACCGCGGGGTCCAGTCGGCCTTGTAGGTGCAATCCCACAGGGCGATCAAAAACTCCTGCCAGGGAAAGAGCTTTTTGAAGGGGAAGTACTTTGCCAGGCTCAGGTAGTGCCGCAGCTGTTCTTCATCTACATAGAGGTCCTCGCTTTCAAAAACTTTTTGGATATAAGCCACCAGGCTGTGCTGCTCTTTACAGCAGCGGTACGGACCGGTTTCCACCAGGTTGATATAGTTTTGTACCTCTGCGGGGATCTTACAACTCATCGTCATCACCGTCCGACGGCTTGGCGCTGGCGGCCTGTTCCTTGAAGCCCAGGGCCGCCCAGACGCTCAGCATTTGGGACGATACCCGCACCAGCTTCTCCACGCTTTTGTTGTCGGTGGTGCCCCGCTGGTTGGCGCCGTTCTGGTACTCCACGTAAACGCCCCGGGCGGCGATGTCTTCCTCCAGCATGCGGCGCAGGCACCACAGCCCCATGTATTCCTCCACCTTGTCCATGTAGGGGCGGCTGATCAACCCCCGGGCGGTCAGGTCATCCAGCAGGTCTTTCTGCAGTTCGCGGAACTCCCGCTTTTTTGCATAGATCGCGCACAGCCCCGACATTTTGCTTGCCATAGGTCGCTTTCACCTCCCGTTTTCTGCACCACACCTACACGGGTATGCCGAAATATCCCGAATGT